CGCGCCTTGTAGAACTTCGAACTGCTGCCTTCGAATGCAAAATCGGTTGTTCCGCTGCTTTCAGCCTTGACCATATGGCGCTTGGGCAAAGCCGTGTATGTGCCGCCAAGCGTGCTCGATCGCCAGATTTGCACTTCGAGCCATTTGACTGGAACCCCCGCTGGCGACAACAGCGTCATCGACAGTCCGGTATCGATCGTGCTGTCACCGTCGACATCGGCGGTATATTGGTTCAGCGTCGTCGCAGTTGGCGTACCCGGTGGCGTCTGGTCTGTGTCGTCGTCGACCACGCGCAAGGTCGTCGCGCCGATGCCAGCCGTATTTGACGCCGGGAACTTCGATGATTCGTTGCCGCTGGAATCCTCGAAGGTGATCCAGAAATAGCGGGTAACGTTATTCCCCAGATTATCCTTGGTCCAATTCGTAGACGCAGCGCTGCCGACCTGGGAGGCGGTTGAGAAGTCATTAACGTTGCCGGACGTCATATAGACGTTCATGCGCTTCCAGTCGGCATCTGGGCTCTTGTTGCCGGTGACGAAAGCGCGGTGATTATCGCCGACCACGGAAAGACTTGTGGGGGCCGTCGGCGCGGTGTTCTTCTTCGTTACCGTGATGCTAGTCGCGCTCGACCAATCGCCCTTGGTGCCGCCATCGCTCGCCACGGCTCGGACAGAGATCGTGTATGACTTCCCGCTCGTAACAGGAAGGCGATAAGCGTTTTCATCCGAGCGGCGGTAAAACGTCCTGCTGCCGGTGACGAAGCGGATCGTATAGGTCACGTCCGAGGAAACAGCCGTCCAATCGATATCGATGAAGAAATTCAGATCGCCATTATCGGCAAGGTCCGAAATTCGCGTGAGCGTCGGAGCGCCTGGCACGTCGATATCGATGAGTGTGACGGTCTTCCAAGCCGTCCACGACGATTTCTGCCATGTGCGCTCGGGCTGGGCATAGAGGCGGACTTGGAACGACTGCTTGAACCGGAAAGCCGTGCTTGAGATCGTGCGGGAGGTATCTTCGGTGTTGTGGAATGTGCCCTGTGCGATCACCTTCGTTTGCGTTGCAGAGCGGCGCACCTCATACTTCACCCACTTGAGGCCCGAGTCTTTAAAGCCCCAGGTCCAGGCGATGTTGATCGCTGGTTTGTCCTTGCCGCCGCCGGGCCGGTCGATCTGATCCGGGGTCACGGTGAAATCGAGGGCAAGCTGCCCCGGCTTGATCGGCTTGAAAGCCCCTACCGGATCGGCTTCATCGAGGGAGACGTCATAGTCATAGTCCGATGGGTTCGTCTCGCGGATGACCACAAGCTGATTGCAGTTCGGAAGATCGTCCTGCGCCTGGATGGCGAACTTCTTGTTCACGTATCCGTTGCGCGTGGAGTTCCAGTTGATGACGCTGAAGGGCTCGCCGGTGTAGGCGGAGGGCGGCAACTGGATGATGTGCGAACGCTGCTGCCGACTGTCCTTCACGGCCATGACCATCAGGCGCTTGGCCTGGTTGACTTCGGTCACAAGCGGGAGGGTAAGGCTAGCTATCAGCTCGAAGCCATTGTCAGCGTCCTTGTAGGCCTGCACATTGTAAGGCTTGAGGTCGCGCGACACCCAACCCTTGTTCGGGCTGGTGAATGTGCCAGTGGCGCCGTTGAAGGTGTTTTCCAGGGGGCGATAGAGATCGTCCGTCTGTTCTTCCGTAATGATTATGTCGTCGTCGGTGATCGAAAAGATCGACGCAGCGGGCGGGCCCGCAAACGTCTTCCACTGGCCGCCATATTCGGTGGTATAGCCGGCGCAGGTCTTGTCCAGTTCCTTGATCAGGTCCAGCGGCTGCTTATCGACATCCACCTCGACGCCGGCTGTGTAGCGCTTGATGACAGTGCTATCGGCCTTGGTGATGTTCTCATTGCAATGAGCAATGGCGGTGATCCAGTAATCCGACGGCAGTTGGTAGGCTGCCAAGTTCTGGCCGCCCCAGATCCATTCGTTGCCGTAATAGATGCCCCGAACGAGGTTATAGATCATCACCTTGGGGTTTCTGGAGAACTCCCACGTGGCCTTATTGCCCCACCGATGCGAACCGGATCCGCCGTTTGTGCTGTCCTTCGAGACGTCGTAAAGCTTGATGCCCTGCACCGGGAACTTGAACGTCGGGACGCCAGACCACACACCATTGCCGGAATAGCGGCAGACAACGACCACATAGGCGCAGCCCTTGCCCACCATGTCGCTTGTCCACGGCTTGTCTGGATCGCTGCCGAATGTGCGGATCAGGTAGGGGTCGGCAACCGTCTGGGTGCCATCGTAAAAGCGCATCCAGCAATACTGGCGCTCGTAATCGTCCTCGCTCTGCTTGTCGTACTCGATGATCGGATGATAGCCGGGGTAAGGCGCCGTCTTGTCGGAGGGGCTATCGGCGTCCCCGCTGCTATCTGCGTCGATCGTCGTTTCACTGAGATTGACGTTGCATTTCTCGTTGTTGATCCAGACTTCGCTCGAAAAGGCCGTGATCGGGATATCCGAAACCGAGATGACCAGCGTGAGGAAGTCGTTGAGATCGTTGCCTCCGCAATTGGCATAGATCAGCTTACCAGCGGTGATGAACTCGCCCATGATGAACGACAGGGGCAGGTTCCCCCCGCTATCGAGATCGTCCTTGACGCCAACCTGCTTTTCCTCTTTCTCGAACATCTTCGAGATCAGCATATTGACGCCGATCTTGAAGGCCGCAGCCGCGAGCCCCGACAGAACAGCCGTCAGGGTTCCGCCGCTGGCAGCCGTGGTCACCGCGCCGATGAGGGCCGCGATACCAGAAACGGGATCGGCATGGGCCGACGCCGGGAAAAACATAAGCGTCGTTGCCGTGGCGAGGGCAATCGACCAACGCTTCAGAATGAGCTTATTCAACAGGGCGACCCTCGATCGCGAAAGCACGGATAGCCCGGCCGCGGGGGATGGCCCCCTTCCCGCGCAGGGTCATCACGGTCAGATGCTGGCCGGTGTAGACCGCAAGGCAATTGTCGCTGCCATCATCGTTCTTGACCGTGCAGACATCGCCATAGACCATTTGGCTCGTGGGGATCTCTTGAAGCAGGGAGGCGGCATAATCACCGATGCTGTCGAAGCCGAGGCCCTTCAGATAATCGATAGCTTCTTCCATGGTGGAATAGGCGCCTCGATGGCCCTCGGCGAAGTCATGGCCGGTTTGGGCATTGACGACATCGGCCGCAAAGGTGGCGCAATGGATGCCCGCCCATTCGAACGGCACGCTGTCGAGCGTATCGAGATAAGAATCCAGGCGCTGGCGCGCGTCGGGGAGCCGCTCAAGCCTGATCATTTCTTGAACCATTTCTGCTTAGGCATCTTGGGTTTCTTGGCGACTTCAACCTCGTCCTGCCCCCACCACAAACGCCATCCGCCGGCATTGTCGTTGTACTTGCAGAAGCGATCGCCAGACCGGTTTGCGGTCATGTACTGGTCGGACAGCAGCTTGCCGCTCGTCCGCGTCAGCATGTTGGAATTGGAGACGCAATCGAGCGTGATGTCGCCGGTTCCGCCTGATGCGGCGGTACGGATAGGAGCCTTGCTGACATAGCCAAAAAAGCGGCATAGGGCCGGATCGACAAGCTGATTGGTGACGGTGCTGTAGATGCCGCGGTGGATCTGAATTTTGGCCATCTTGATATCGTACAGGCGCGTTGCCGCCAGCATTTCAGCCGAGATGTTCGAGAACTTCAGCTTTATCTGGCGCACTTCCAGATCGATATTTGCCGGGATGCTGGGTATATCGAGGATGGCGCCGACGCCGGTAAAGTCGCGCTGTTCTGATGCCCCTGTTTCCGGGTTGAGAACGAACGCGGAGACAGGAACTCGTCCGCCCCAAAGGCAGATAGTTACCTCGGCGCCACTTGTGCGGTTCTTCGGCTTGACCGTGATGAAGTCACGGATAATCAGCCCGAGCCTCGGCGCGTCTTGCAACGCGACGGCGGTATTAATGCCAATGGTCTTCATTGCTTAGGGAACCTGCTCGGCGGTAAAGGTCATGCCAGTGCGGAAAATGTTGGCGTGCTCGCCTTCATCGAAGGATCCGGGCACGATCTTCATCCGGCAATAGGGCTTGATGAGGCGCATAGTTTTGCCAGTGGGGAGGCTGGGGTCATCAAGGGCCGGGCGGAATTCCATGAACCCTGTTACACCGGACCCATTCGCCGTGGCGCCCACGAATATTCTGTGGAGCGCCTGATAAGCGCTCCCAGCACCATAGGAGAACGAGAACATGTCGCCGGGATTGATGACGAAATTTGCCGGCAACCCACTGAAACGGATAGTTTTCAGGTCGGAGCCAACGGTTGAATCTATAATCGGGCCGTTCGGATTGGCGGCCAATTTGGACCCGGTAGGATCAAATATGGGGTAAATGGAAAGAGGATCGTAGGCGTAAAAATCGTTCAACCCGCCGTCAAGGCTCTCGATTAGGACCTCTACCAGTCTGGCCTCGCTCTTGTAGAGCGGGCGAAAATTTACCTGGGTGGTCCAAAATCGAGGGCCGGTCTCAACAATCAGTTGGTTGCCGCTTCCTTGCCCTGAGGCGTTTATCCGACTTTCAAGTTTAAATGGGCGAATGCTGCCCATGAGAGGGACGATTTTGTCCCAGAAATCCGCGAGTGCGAACGGGTAGGTATACGCCATGTCCTGACCTCTTACCCGCGACCATATGGGTTATCGCTGATTTCCTTCATCCGGTTCGGCAGTCGCTCCGTGTCATAGACTTCCATGTCTCGACGGGCTGCTGCATGAGCGTTCCCGGCCTTCTCTTCGGCAACCTTCGTGACGTAGGTTGAAAACTTGCCATCATTGACGAAGCGTGCTTCGACCGAGACATTGATTTTGCGGGGGCTGTTGTCGTTTCCAGGAGACTGAGGAATCCCCCCGCCGACATAGTTGCCGCCCAGATGCCCGCCGTTCGCGAGCCCAGGCCGGCCCCGACGCATTGCTTCGACCGTTGCAACGCCACCAGCGCGCCGGACATCCGCTTGCGACCAAACCACTTCGCCGCGATGGACGACGCCAGCCGGATCGTTGCGCCCGCCGTCACCGGTGTACCCGCCAGTGTCGAATCCGAACAAAGACCCCAGCCACGAGAACAATCCGCCGCCGCTCGATGCGCCTGTAGCGCTTGGCGTGCCGCTCCCTCCGAAGAGGTTTGACAAGGAAGACGTTGCCTGTGTGGTGCTCTCTCCGAGCCCGGTAACATCCGTGGCAGACTTCGCGGCTGACGTTGACAGCGCGGTAAGCGACTTGGCCGCTGCATCCGTCTGCGGCATCTGACCGGGATTGATCCCCTGCCACTGCGAGATGCCGGTATTCTTCGCCCCATACCACGAGGACCATCCGTTCGCCTTCGCATGGTCAAGAGCGAAATCCACGCCGGCTGGCCCGTTCGCGGCGAGGCGCGGGTCGAGGCCCGTCTGCGCTTGGAAGTCGTTGCCCAAGCCTCCGCCCATATAAAGCTGGTAGGGGCCGAAAGACGGCTCTTGCACGCCGTTCTTGACGTACTGAGACTGCAAATTCCAGCTGTTCAAACCGCCTTCGGATTTGGCTACCGCCAGAGCCGTGGCGGGGTCGATCCCCCTCTTGAGCGCGGCCTGCTGGATATAAGCGGCGACATCGGTATTGCTGTTCGCAGCGCCCGGAACCGGCAACGTGGTGCCAACACCAGGGCGAACGCCATTCGTCTTGGCAGCATCGGTAAGCAGCCCAAGCAACCCGCCACCAGTTGCACCGGGAGTGCCGCTCAAGCCGCCGTTTAGGTTCACAACGGCTGCCGTGACAGTCATGGTCGCGGTGGACGTGGCACCGGGGATGGTTGGCTTGCCGGAGAGCAGATCGGAGAACGTGGGCAGATTTGTATTGGTCAGCGCGTTCTTTAGCGGGTTCGCGATCGCCATCTGCGCAAACCAGTCCGCGGCCTGCTTCGCCATGTTGGCGAATGTCTCTTTCCAGCTGGAGCCAACCGTGGTCGCGCCGTCGACAAGGCTATCGATCAAGCTGCCTTCGGCCTGCTGGAGAGACTGATAGGCGGCATTCTGCCTGTCGATCTGGGTCTTTGCATCGGCCATAGCCTTCGCATTGGCAATATAGGCCTCGCCTTCCTTGGAGAGCAGGTCAATGCCGGCGGTGCGCAAGTCCTGTTCCGCCTGTAGCGCGGCGGTCTGCCGGTTCCGGTCCTCGACTGATGCCCCGATCAGTTGGCTTTCGAGGCGAAGCTTCTCAAGAGAAGCATTTTGGCTGTTAACCAGAGCTTTGTAGGCTACGGCCGCTTTGTTCACGCCGTCCGCTTCGCTGCCACCGGCCTTCAAGGCTTCCGTAGGCACAAGGCCATCGGGTGAATTCTGATATTGAAGCTCCGGAGACGGCAATGCGGCCCCGTTCCTAGGCAGGAATTCGTTGGTCCCGCGAATTGCCCCCTTATCATCAACAAACGTGCTGCCTTGGATCAGCGTTTGCAGAGACGTTTGCGTCCTGATCGCAGTATTCAGCGCGGCATTGAAATCGATCAACGTTTGCGTCGCCGAAGCGGCGGGCTCGACAAACTGCCTGAACTGCTCAGCCAAATCCTTGATGTCGGAACGACCGGTCGCCGCGGCGGCTTTGCCGGCCTCTTCTTGCACCTTCCGAAAATCGTCAACCGTTGCCGTGCCGGCCGCGATCTTGTTTTGCAGATCTTCGAAGGTAACGCCGAGCTCGTGCAACGCGGATGCTGGCTGCACCGATGCCAACTGCAACGTATTGGCAAACCCAGCATTGTCGGCGAGGAATTTGTTATAGGCGCCGCTTATCTTATCGGTCGCAGCCTGCCGTCTTGCTTCTAGAGCCGTCTGCAGATTTTGCAGATCAACGGTACGCTGCAATTCATCATTGTACTGCTTCAGAGGGGGAACGGCATCGCCCCACTTTTGCGCGGCGGCATTGATTAGCTCAGAATGCTTTTTCAGCGCCGCATTGGTGTTTTCGGCCTGCTTGTTGGCGCTGGTGAAGTACTGGAACAATGCGCCGCCGGCAGCGATGATGCCGATCGTCAATAACGAAACAGGGGAAATGACGGACAGGAACGCAACCTTAAGAGCCGCGCCAACGCCAGCGACGCCTCCACCGACCGTGCCGAGGACGGCCGACAACTGGGTGCCCTGCTGGAGCGCGATCAGGAACGGGGAAGTTCCGCTTGCCAACTGCACGCCGATATCCTGGAACTGAGCCGCGATGTTGCCCGTCTGGCCGCTGAGGGCGCGCTGGGACGCCGCAAGCCTCGACGCGTTGGCCGCTGCCGTGTTCTGGTTGGCAGCGAGCCGGCGCAACGCTTCGGCCTGACTGCTGAGAGCATCCGTGGTCGTGCGCGTACTGGCGCCCAGCGCGCTTTCGGACCGTGCGGCCGCAGCAGCGGCCCCACCAAGCGCAGTGGACGCGCCCTGCGCCCTCGCTGCTGCCGAAGATAGGCCGTCAAGCGCAGAGGTGCCTCGTGTGACCTGGCTGCTGTCAATCGATAGACCGAGGGAGGCGACGTCAGCCATTAGCCGGCGTCCTCAGCCGGGGCCTCGGCCGGCGGCGTGATGCTATTGACGAACCATGCGGCGCAATCAGCCGGGGAGACATAGCCTTTGAACTTCCACGGCAGCGCGGTATTCTGCTGGCCCATCGGCTGCACATAGGTCATCCCGTCGGCATAGCGGCAATTCAACTGTGCTGTATCGCCGCCGATGCCGATATTAGACTCCTGCCCCCAACCGAGAACAGTCATATCAGCCAGTTCGAATGGGATGGCTTCAAGCTTGGTCGGGTCTTTGACGTTCTTGAAATCGGGCATCTTCAACCTCTTTGCTTGTCTCGCTCGCGCTGTTCGCGATGCTCGCGCGCCAATGCGCTGCGGAAGGACTCGTCCATGGACCGCAGGATCGATATTTCTTCTCGGGTGATGCGAGTGCCGGTCATCTCAGCCCACATGGCAATGTCGTGGTAGCTGATGGGATCAGGTCCGTTTGCACCCTGCCGACGGACTGAGGATAGTTCCCAGAACCAATCCCAAATCCAGCTATAAGCATGGGGTGGCCGGGTAGATGGGTTTCGGGCACCCTCGCAGAACCTGATGTTTCTCTGACGGCGGGTTTCACCATCTGCGTCAGGCGTTTCATACCTGACGTAGTGCGATACCTTTCTGCTCAGGTATCTTGAGACCCCTGCAAAAAATTCTCATCCTTTGCGAGGAAGCGATCGATCTGCTTGAAGACGTAGGGCGTCTTGAGGATCGCGAGCTTGTTGGTGTCGTCGCAATCTGGGTTCTCGGTGCCGTTCAAGGTCAGTCCCTTCGCCCAGGTCCAATCGACAATGGCGGCGGCATAAATGCGCCGGTTGTCGACTTCCTGCTTTTCGGGCGTGAAGTCGTCCTTGGAGAGTTCCAAGTTCTCAGACTGGATCTCGCGGCGGACGGCGTTGACCGGCTCGCTGTCAATCGCCTGCAGATCGATCGTAAGGCCGGAGGGTTTGCCCTTGGCATCCTTGATGACGAGCTTCGATGTGGTCTGCTTGAACTGAGACAGAAATTCCATAGGGGCTCCTTAAGTGGCGTTGACGGTGATGGGCAGCTGGTTCAGGCCGATCGTGTACTGCTCGCGCACGAAGTCGTCCGAACCGCCGCCGGGGTCCTGCGGGCCGGAGACGACGCCCCGGCTGTATTTGATGGTGTTGGTGGAGCCGCCGGAGGGCTTATCGTTGTATTCGAGCTTGACAGCCATGTTGTGCTGGTTCAGCGGGTCGCCGAAGGTACGCAGGATGATCTGGCCGGCATCATTGGCGACACGTGCCACCTCGATCTGAGGCTTGCCAGCGTTCGCAACGCCCTTCTGGCTTTGCTCGACGGCTTCGTCCAAGGTGTTGTAGGTCGGCATGTTGGAAGTGGACCCCCAGTCGCCACGATTGCCGACCTTTCCGACCAACTGCCACGCCAGGGCCTCGTATGCTGCCTGATTGAGATCGTCATCCTGCGCGGTGGCGCAGACATAGAGCTTCTCGCCCTTGTGGGTGTTTTTATTCGGCATGTCTAAACCTCCGGTTCGAATGCGTGCCAGGATATGGAAACCGGGATAGACACCCTATCCGGCTCTTGAAGAGGGCTTGCCGCCCATGGTTCGCGGTCGATGGTGATCCGCGTCTCCCCGGCCCACAGGTCGAGGTTTTTGAAGTGGTTGATGACGGCACCGGCCGCATCGAGAGGCTTGATCAGCCCGACGCCCTTCTTCCAGACGACGGACACCTGAAAGATGCCGCGCTTCTGCTGTGGGTCATCACCAAGCGTGATCTGCCAAGTCTGGTTGAACATGATGTCGGCTCGGAGATAGTTCTCCGGCGTGGCACCTGATTCCGGGAACGCCACGCCGGGCATTGCGATCGGTAGCGGCGGGGTGAAGGTCAGAGCCTCCAGACGTTCGATCAACGCCTGCAAGATCATTGCTTCCGTGCTGGTCGCCATGCTACCGATCACCCATGTCTGAAAAACCGCCTCTATCCGACACCCAAGCCCACGATCTTATTCTCAACGCCCTGAACCAGTTCCTCGGAAGGACGGGCGAGACAGTGCGCGCCGAGACCGCTCTGAGAGCGTCGGAGAAGGCCTTGCTGCTGCTGTCACTTGGATTGCTCGCCGCCTCGGAGACCGAGACAGACGATCCTACCTCACTGCCGCCTTCGTTGCGTTCCTGACTTCGCGTACCGCATCAGCGACGTGCTTCTGCCAGTTCTGGGCCGCCAGCCGCACGAACCCGTAGCCGGGGAAACTTCCATTGCCATACTCGACAGATCGAGCGTAAGCGGCTGTGAAGCCCATGTATGCGGTCTGCCCGATCTCCAATGCGGCTATCTTGGGTGCGACTGAGGAAATGCTGAACGAATAGCTCGAGCCCTCTTTCGGCTGGGCACCTTCATCAATGGCGGGCATCTGCGTCGAAGAGATCTGGAACGAGTGCCACAGAAAACCGGTATCAACGGGCA